CATAAGTAGCCGTCTAACGGCCAAACCCTAACATAAAGGAATATGGACATGACCACTGAAACTCATGGTATTACTGAATCATCTAGCACTGGGGCAGATGTAGCAGGCCAAAATAATGAATCCCAGGTTGAAACAGTCAAGACATTTACACAAGATGAAGTAAATGAATTGATTGGTAAGCGTGTTGCTCAAGTAAATCAGAAGTATCAAGGAATTGATGTTGATGAATACAAAGCACTCAAAGGCTTACAGGAACAAGTAGAAGAAGAGAGTTTAATTAAAAAACAAGACTTTGATGGTTTACTAAAGAAACAGCGTGACAAAGCGGACACAGAGATCAGCACATTGCGCACGGAATTAGAAACAATTAAAATTGATGGTGCACTCATCAATGCAAGCTCAAAGGCTAAAGCACTCGCTCCTGAACATGTTGCAAAGCTTCTTAGAAGCCATGTAAAACTAAATGCTGAAGGCAATGTTACAATTACAGACGCTGAAGGCAAAGCTAGATATACAGACGCAGCAGATCCAATGAGTGTTGATGACCTGGTTGAAGAATTTTTAGCCAGTAACCAATACTTTAGAGCTGCCGGACCAAGTGGTACAGGCAGTAGTGGTAACACACAAAACGCAGATCAACAAGAGTTTGATCTTGCACAACTTGATATGAACAACCCAAAACACCGTGCTATCTATTCACAGATGCGCAAAGATGGGAAGTTATAAAACCATAAAGGATAATTAAAATGGCTAATTCAGCATACGGATCAGGATTAAATCTTGACGCATTAATGGTTCCAGTACAAGCAGCAACAGTATTTGCCGCACAGGAACAATCACTATACCTACCAGGTACACTAGTACCAATGGTAGATGTACCAGCAGGTTCAGCATCAGCACAAGTAGCTGTTATGGGCTCAGTAGTTGCAACAACAATCACATCAGAAGCAGCACCAGGTGCAGACTTTGATAGTGTATTGCCAGCAGACACAAAGAAAACAATTGACCTAGACCTAATTGCTTCACGCACAGTATTGCGTGATTTGGGTGGCGTAGATGTTAATGACATGGGCCGCATCATGGGTAACGCAATTGCAGCAGCAGTTGACACAAAAATCTCAACAGAATTTGCAAACCTTACACAAGCAGAGCAAACAGAAGACATGTTGGATGAATTCTACAAAGCAGTAGGCGCAATCCGCAATGCAGGTGAAACTGGTCCATTAGCGGCAGTTGTTTCAGCAGCAGCATACGCAGAGTTCATGAAAATTATTGGCTCAGGTGCATTTGCAGCAGCAGACCTACAAAATGCAGCAATGCGTACAGGCGCATTGGGTGTAATTGCTGGCGTACCAGTATTCACATCAGCATACCTAAATGACACAAACACAGGTGTTACAGGCACAAAAGCAGCTATCTTTGGTATGGAAGCTTTACGCGGTGCAACACAAGGTGGTGTTAAACTAGAAGTAGAACGCCGTGCCGCAGCAGTTGGTAATGATGTTGTAGCTTCAATTGCATTTGGTGTAGAAACACTAGACGCAACTCGCGGTGTGTTAATTAAAAACGCAGCATAATTTAATAACCTAGTTGGGGGATAAAACCCCCAACTGACTTTACCAGGAGAGAACTAAGATGGCATTTGCTACAAACACAGACTTACAAAAATATGCACCAGAAGTATTTGATCAAGGTATTGATGATTGGACTGATGAGTTAACGGAAGCTCAAACTGATGTTACTAATATGATTCAATACAAATGGTGGAATAAGGTTAATTCCAGAAGCATGTTTGATAAGACAAAGTTGACAGATGCACAGTGGACTAAAAGCACAGTGTACAAAGCAATGGCAGCTTACATACTTCCAAAACTATCAACATTCAGACCAGAAGGTGATCCGTTCCGTGAACAACTAACTTTCTTCAAAGAGAGATTTGAAGAAGAGTTTGATCTACAATTTGGACTGGGTATTGAATATGATGATAATGATGACGGCACAGTTGATCCAGATACTGATGTTAATACATTTGATCAATCAAGGTTGTACAGATAAATGAGAGAGCAAATTACAAGTAAAATTGTTGAGATGCTGAAAGAACAGCGGAGCGTTAAGTTTGGCAAAGTTCAGAGAGATCCAATTGATCCCAATGAGCTAGCCAAGAGTGCGTTCCCTGCCATTTATGTAGAAACAACAGATGAAGAGATCACTGATATTAGTATGACAATGGGTGCAAGTGGAAGTCAGCGTCAGGGAGTTATGGAAGTAAGTATCATCCTTCTCATAGGTGGCAAAGAGCGTGATACTCAACGCAATATTGCAATTCAGGCAACTGAAGAAACACTTATGACAGATAGGACTCTGGAAGGAACGGTAGATGATATAAGACTCACAAGAGTTGAGTCAGTTGGAATAGGCGAGAGTGCGCCTTACGCAACATGTAGAATGATATTCACCACTGAATATTGTTACACAATTAACACATAAGGATATGAAAATATGAGTTGTTTTAACGGACGCGAAGGTGCACTATCAGTTGGTGGCACTAACATCGCAAAATTAACCGCCTGGGACATCACAGAAAGTGCAGACGCAATTGAATGTACTTTTATGGGACAGTCTTGGAAGGATTTTGAAGCAGGTATTGCTTCATGGGAAGGCAGTTGTGAGGCGCTAATTGATGGCACTGCAGCAGATGCCAACGCACTATTATCAGTTGGTGCTACTGTAGGACTAGTTTTTTATGCTGAAGCAGGCGTATCAGACAATAGTTGGACAGGAAACGCAATTGTAACTTCAATAGAGAACAGCGCAAGCCTAGATGACATGATGACAGTATCATGCTCATTCACTGGCAAGGGCGAATTAGTTAACACAGTTACCTAATAATATAACAAAAGGATAGATCACCATGGCATCAAATGCAAATGACTTCAGAAGAGAATTTAGCGCAGAGATCAGTGGTGGTCTATCTGCTTTTAACCAAAGATTTGTAGCAGAACTCCGTGCAACCACCCCAATTAGAACGGGGCAAGCAAGAGGCGGATGGCAAAATGTATTGCCTAGAAATGCAATGGGTAGATTAAAGATCATACCACTTGCTAAAAACTCTGTGCCATACATAGGTGTCCTAGACACCGGAACAAGTACACAAGCGCCAAATGGCATTGTGCAACAAGCATTACTTAGAACAAGGAAATAAATAAATGTCAGTATTAAACAAAGCAACAGGCCACTTTAAAGAGAAACTCAGTGGTGAAATGAAAAGTATTGAAGTACCTGAATGGGAAACAACAATCTTTTATAAATCAGTTAGTACATTTGTACAACAACAAAAAGTTATTGAATATCACGGCAAAGGCAACATGGTGGATGCATTGGTGGAAACACTGATTACCCGTGCCCTTGATGAAAACGGAAAGCGTGTGTTTAGTGCAGCTGACCGTGATGTACTCAAGCGTGAAGTAGATCCAAATGTTATTATTAGAGTATGCACCGCTATCAATGGTGACACTCAATCTGAGGATGCTGATGTAAAAAACTAGACAAGGATCCTGACACACTATTATTGTTTAAAATTGCAGAGTCAATGGGCAACAGTGTAGAATGGGTCCTCCATAATGTCTCCAGTTTGGAGTTAAAGGG